GAGATGTCATTGGTGCTGTAATCAATAACAATATCACCCTCTTCAAGTAATGGCAGCAACTGATCAAGTGTGTCTTCTGCTTTTTGCTCGGGACATGTAATCTGAAAGATGCCAGGAATCCTACCAGCACTAGTAAACTTCTTAGCATCAGACTTAACTGCCTGAACAAGATATTCTATTGAGGTCACACACCCACTGATATGTCCTGCTTCATACTGTCCACAGGCATTCTCATAGTTGGTACTACTGTAACCCCAAACTTCAATTCCTTTTTCGATCATACGGCGAGCCATACCTTCACCAGTACGACCCAAACCAATCATTCCTACTTTCATAATTTTACAGTGTAATTTTTAACCATGGTAAAAGAGGAGGTATCACCCCTATTAATCTAAGAAGACCTTCAGCAAATAAAGCAAGGACAACCCAACCAACCAACATAGAAATAATCCCTGCATTGCGGTTGTGGCGTCGGATTGCATCATCAATCATCTCCTGGCATTCTTCTTTTGTTATGTGATCCTTATTCGACATGAACTACGCCAGTCATACCTGCGCCCTGATGAGGACCACAGAAGAAATTATAGTCCCCTGTGTCAGCAAATACAACGTCTTGTGATTCTCCTGGAGCAAACAGTAATGCTTCTCTAGAAAGATCTGGACGTGCCTCAACAATAATATTGTGAGGAGGTAGTGATTCATTAATAAAATGAACCGTATCACCTGCAGAGATTGTGATCTCATTTGGTGAGAATGCTAGGTTGCCGTTAGCACCCATTGATACATCTACTGCCCATGCGGGTAAAGCGATGAAAAATGAAGCAATGAAAGCAATTAGAATTCTCATAAAAAATATGCAACTAAACTATCTATGACTAGACTTTTAGTGCATGTTTTTTAACTGTCAGGCATCGCTGACTTCTTCATTAGACCATCTAATTGACCCTCAACATATCCTCTTCTATACTCCCAAGTTTGACCACCAATTTCGCCCCTCTTGGAGTTAATACACTTATTGTAATCTGGATTTTCCCTACTGATATTGTTGCAAACCAACCCAGCAAGATCTAACTCATTACCCGTCTTTCCAGTGCCAGTCCACATATGCTGCCCATTTAACCAAACAGCACCACACTTCTCACACTCTTTTCTTTCCATAGAAAAAGATGAGACTTCTTTTGGATCAGTCATTGCTGCAGTATCCTCGTGGTATAATTTTACTTATTTATTGTACCATACTGATACAATTTGTCAATTGATTAGCAATTCCACTTTCTTAGTGACTTCGACAGACGGTCATCTCCAGTGTTATTAGATGCTTTCTGTCTCTTTCTCATACCTTTCATTCTAGCGCAGAAGGATGCCCTGCGGGGATTTCCAACCTTTGTGCTTGGTGCTTTGAGGTCAGATCCTGGATTTTCCTTTTCGTAAGACTTTCGTCCTTTTTCATTAAGTCCTCCTTCGGAGTTCTTTCCTGACTTTTTTGTCCAGGCTGCTCCTTCATTTTGAACTTCCTCTGGAACGCAGTTGGGTACTAGTTTGCCACCTTTCTTTTTCATACCAACTTTCTTATATCCCTGCCAACACTTCTCTTGAAACTCTTGGAATGTAATTCCTTCAGACTTATTACCATAGTTACTAGCACCCTTCTTACGGCACTGTACTAATCTACCACTAGCATATGCAGAAGGCCATACCTTTGCACTTGCTTTTACTTTCTTATAGCAAGCATCCTTCTCGCCTGCTTTTTCATTGACAAAATCTTCTTTCTTCATCTTATTTGCTTTCTGACGTTTACCCCAATCCATATAAGATTCGCCCTTACGGAGTTTCTTAGGATCTTCTTTTGGTTTAGACGCAGCAGCGCGATCTTCACGGGCACGAGCATTAGCACCAGGACCACCCAATTTACGATCCTTTTCAGGATCTGGATGCCAGAAATCACCACGCTCTAGAATAGTTTCTTCTGTCTTCACGTTTTTTGCCTTCCCTTTACGATCTGGGTTTGGATCTTCAGCATTCTTACGACGGAATGCTGCTTCCTCTTCGCCTTTATTTAGGTTTCTTTTCATTTTACTAGACCCACATTTAGGTTTAGTAGTCTGACCAGGTTGCTTTGCACAAGGTTTTCCTGCATACTTACCACCAAGTTGTACCCAACCAGGTGTTCCATCAGATGATTTACTCTTACCAAACCAGTCACGAAGAGAATTATCTCCAGACTTATTTGCTTCTCCGAATACATCTTTATATGTTGGTGGCATTTTAGACATCTCTCCCATAGCCATCTTGTTTGCAGTCTTATGCATCACCTCTTTGGAGCGACTTCCATAGAGTTTATTCCACCTATTCTTACCCTTCATCATACCTCTAATGTATTTCTTAGCGGTGCCATTAAGGGCAGGTGGAACATCTGATGCAAAACCTTGTGCCATATCAACCGCCTACAACTTGAACTTCTTCAACAACAATTGCATTGCCAGTTGCAGCAATACTTACACAACGCTTGACGATTGCCTGAGGACCACTGTAAGCATAGGTATAATCTGCAGATGCAGCAGAAGAATCAATATCGGTGCTAATAAAGTTTGGACGTACAGCAGTGACTTTCTTACCCGCTGTTCCTGCAGACAGGAAAGCAGCATTGATTCCAGGAGATGTACTATCATCTTCTACAGCAATGAAGTCGTCTACTGAGAATGGGTGAGTATTAACAGTTTCTCCAAGATTAGTTCCGAGTTGATAATCTGCAGTGGAATCATCGACACCCTTTACAATTCTTGCTTGACCAGGTTTACCACCCTTAAGTAGAAGTGCTTGGTCTTGAATAAGAGTGATTGCAGGACCACCATTGAATGCAACTGTGGCATCACCTGCAGTTGCAACTACACGATAATATCCAGTCTGAACAACTTGATATTCGGTAGCGTCAGCAGCAATTGCATTGGTGCTTAAAACATTTAATACTGTCATGTCGTGTTATTTCGTGTCAATATTATTTATCTCCTTTTGCTTCTTTAACATTTTTTGGAGATCCGCAGTACTGCCAATAAACATCGTGTTATTAACAGTAGACGGGCTCGACTTTTTATCCTCTGCATCTAAATCCTTCATCTTCTTTTGTAAATCAATCAACTTATCAGCAGTATCAGCTACGCTTTTAATTGTTGTTGCAGCAACTTCATAAGCACGAGGATGATCTGACGCTCGTGCCACATCAAGTATTCCATCTACTGCCTCCTGCCCTTTCATTACTAACATATGCAATGCAGCACGAGTAGTCTCATAGTCTTGCTTTACATCTTGTGTATCAGATTTTTTAAGTTCGGGTTTCACTTTTTCCACATGCTTTTGGAGTTCAGTAGGTTCTGCTCCAAAAGCATCATTTAGTCCATCAAAAGGATTGCCCATAATTAAATATCCTCATCAGCCCCACTTATGGGATTACGTTTTTTGTTATCGGTAAAGTCTTCATCAACAATACCAAATCCAAAATCATCATCAGCATCTGCTGAGATAGGGTTTGGTTGAATGGTATAACGTACTTCTCTGGGTGCAGAAGAAGTATTTGTATCTGTGTACATATCGGTGATGACCTTTTTGATGGTCTTGCTTTCTGTAACAGGACCGTATAGGTATGTTTTTACAGTAAACTGTAGAGTATAAATGATTGCTCTACGAGTAACAAAATCTCCCTCATAAGTATCGTCATAATCGACACTATTCAAAACTACAGGAACATCCTTTGTCTCATCAACTTCCGAAAGTAACTTAACTGCTAGATTATAATGTGGTTGAAAAATAGGAAGAATTTGCTCAAGAATCTGAAGACCATCTTCTTGATTCTTAGAAATAATTGCTAATTCAAATGAAAGATTATAGGGAACTGGCATGAAAACACTCTTGTTCTCATCAGTATCTTTAGCAAATTTAATTTTTTGGGTTGGTGATACCTTTCTAGAGGAATCGTAAGTAATACCATTAATCTCAAAAGAGATTCTAGGAACAGTAATCTGAGTTCTTTTGTTTGTAGGGTCAGGATTTTGATCGAGACGTGCTAAAAACTTTTGTTTTGGACCATATGCCAGAGGCACTTTCATCACTTCAGTAGAGCGACGAAGTTCAATATTGTTGAACAACGTACCGAACGCTACAATAGTCTTTCTAAAAATCTCGTGATATGAATATGTGCCTAACATCAGATTGTAGTATCAGTGGTGGATCCAATAGAACCG